CCCTGATGTACAAGGTAGTGGTCAACTAATGGACACTAATCTACTTGATATGTTAGACGAAGTAAGGGACAAGTTTGACAAACCTATACACATAAATAGCGGATTTAGAACACCTGCACACAACGAAGAAGTAGGTGGCAAAATGCCTGATGAAAACGGTAATGGTGGTAGTAGCCATTTAAAAGGTTTAGCAGTTGACATAGCTTGTAATAATAGTACAGATAGGTTTGATTTAATTAACTGCCTTTTGGATGTGGGTATAAGCAGGATAGGAGTAGCAAAGACTTTTATACACGCTGATATTGACCCCGACAAGGCACAGGGCGTAATGTGGACTTACTAAAATAAAAATATGAGCATAGCAATAATTTCCTTATTTCCAACATCGTTTATATGCGGTGTGTCTTTTTATCCTAAAGATGACAAATACCCATTTGACGAACTAAATATATATTTATTTTTAATACAGTTTCAAATTAGAATATATGAAAAAGCCATTTAAAGAAACTAAAGTAGGTCAATTTCTTATTGGGGAGAAAGGTTTATTTAAGAATTTAGCCGATACATTGCCTGATAAGGGCTTTTTAGGCGTTTTAAAGAACTTAATATCTAAAGAGAATACACTAAGCCCATTTGAAAAAGAAAAGGCGTTAGAACTGCTTAAAATGGATTTATTAGAAATGCAGGAAGTAAGTAAGCGTTGGGATGCAGATATGACTTCCGACAGTTGGTTAAGCAAGAATACAAGACCATTAACATTACTTTACTTAACACTTACTACTACATTGTTTGTTATTTTAGATAGTAGCGATAGCCCTTTTAAGGTTGGTAGCGAATGGATAGAACTTCTTAAAACTTTGCTTGTTACGGTGTATGTTGCATATTTTGGAAGCAGAGGTTTTGAAAAATACAATAAAATTCGTAAGTAATATATAGTTATATATAGATATATATAGTTATATATAATATTAATATATATAGTATAACAAGTATATAACATATAACTACTATATAACATTAACTATATATAGCATAATATATATATTATTTATTTTTATTATTTATAGATATATGTCATATAGCAGATATATGATATATATATGTTTAAAAGTAAATTTTTAGATGTTTAGAAGTAGGCTTATCTTTGACGTATGATAGAGAAAATACTAAACGAACAACTAACAGACAAAGAGAAGATAGACAAGCTTTTGGAGTTAGATTGCAACCTATATACAAACTTAGGTACAGATAGCACAAAGACCGAGAAGCAAGAGGTTAAACGTACTTCAAGAAAAATATATAAAGCTATACAGTCTATAAGTGAACCTGTTGGTAAGTCGTTATTACAAGCAATAGACAAATGACACGTAAAGGCATAGTTAAAAAATTAGATACGGTATTTAGTTTGTATATTAGAAAACGATATGCAAAGGACGGTATTGCTAAATGCTTTACTTGTGGTAAACAAGACCACATTAGTAAACTACACGCAGGACACTTTCAAAGTCGTAAGCATTACGCTACACGTTGGGATGAGGTAAACGTACAAGTACAATGTCCTAAATGCAATTTATTTGGACAAGGGGAGCAGTTTACTTTTGGTATAAACTTAGACAAAGAATATGGCGAAGGTACAGCTGAACAATTACAACAAAAAGCAAGAGGTTTAGTTAAATTGTCAAATGATGACCTAACCGAATTGATAAAAAAATATAAAGACTATGGTTAAAATAGTTTAAAAGTATAACCTGCGCTTGTAGGTTAGTTTCTCTATATGTTTGTTTAAAAGGGGTTGGTTTTATTACTGACCCTTTTTTTATTTAAAAATAATTTATATATTTGCCCTATGACATATAACGAGGATATATTACGGCTAAGAGAAGCAGAAGCCGAAGTATTGCGAAAAAGAGTAGCAGAACTTGAAGCTAAAGTAGAGATACTAACAAATCAAATACAAGAATATGAATTATACAAGTAAGATAAGCAGTATTAATAAAACTGACAGTTTTGTAACACAAGACAATAAGACGATGAATAAATATGTGGTGTCTTTTATGAACGGACACAATCCGCATATATATAAAATAGGGGAGTTTCCACATTCAGTAGGGGATGAGGTTACTTATGACTTAGACCAAACTAAAAACAAAGCTAAGTTAGTAAAGGCTGAAACCAACACGCAAAACTATGCAAACAAAGGTACACAGCCTAATACCTATACAAACCCTAAAGACGATGTACAAAAATACATTATTAGACAAAGTAGCTTAAATAGAGCGACAGACCTCTATGCAGGGCGAGAAATAAATACAAATGAAATAATTAACTTAGCACGAACTTTTGAAAATTACGTTTTAAACGGATAAATATATATATTATGAATAAAACTTGGGTAGACGGAATACGAGTATTCGACAATAAACAAGACTGGATTATTTGCGACATCAAAATAAATCCCGATGAAATGATAAACTGGATTAACCAAAATAGAGCCAACATAAATGAACGTGGTTCTATTCCAATTACTATTGCAAAAAGCGAGAAAGGGCTATACTCAATGCTCAACACTTACGAGGTGCAAAAGTCAAAGCAAGTAACAACAGCACAACACTTTCCCGATAGAGGGGATGATATGCCTTTCTGATGTTAATACAATTAGAACGACATATAAAAAAGTTAGACGAATACCGAGCAGGGACTTTAAAAACAGGTCTCCGCTTGGGTATTCCTCGACTTGATGAGCATTTTAGGTTTAAGTATGGAGATTTTAACATTATCTTAGGACACGCAAACGTAGGTAAAACATCTTTAGTACTTTACTTAATGACACTATATTCCATTAAACACGGTATTAAATGGCTTGTGTTTAGTAGTGAAAATGAGCCTTACAGTATTATCAGGAAAATAGTTGAGTTTAGAGAGGGCAAACCAATAAACAAAATAGAGGAAACACACTACAAGGAGCAAGTAAAGTGGATTAACGAACACTTTAAATTTATTGACGGTTCAAAACTATATACATATAAGTCTATACTGGATTTAGCACAGCACGTAAAAAAGGCTTGGGATTATCAGGGGTTTTTGTTAGACCCTTACAATTCACTAAACAAAGATAAAGACGTACTAAAAGGTATATCAGGACACGAATACGACTATCAAGCGACAAGCGAAATTAGAATATTCTGCAAAGAGAATAACATAAGTACTTGGGTATGTACACACGCTGCTACTGAAAGTTTAAGACAGAAACACCCTAAAGGTCATTACTATGAAGGACACCCTATTCCACCAAGCGCAGCTTCTGTTGAGGGTGGTGGTAAGTTTGTCAATAGGTGTGATAATTTTTTAGTAATACACAGATATATTTATTCTCCAAGTGATTGGATGTATTCACACTTGCACGTAAAGAAAATCAAAGACGTAGATACAGGTGGTAGACCAACACCGTTGGAAGAACCTATACGACTTGAAAGCGTATTAAACAACGTAGGCTTTAAGATAGAAGGTAAAAACCCTATTGAATATCCTAAACGAGAACAAAAAGAATTATTATGATTACTTGTGAGGATAATATGGAGCTGATGGCAAGATATAAAGATAATTACTTTGACCTTGCTATTGTAGACCCCCCTTATGGTATTAACGTAAAAACAAGAGTTTTTAATGATGATAAAAAATGGGATAACGAAATACCAAAAAAAGAGTATTTCAATCAATTGTTTAGAGTTAGTAAAAATCAAATAATTTGGGGTGCAAATTACTTCCTTGATTATTTAAGTGCTACTTCTTGTTTTGTTATTTGGGATAAAAAAATGACAGATAAACATTTAATGGGGATGAGTGAGTTTGCTTGGACAAGTTTTAAAACAAAAAATTTAATTTTTAGGCAGCCACCTGTTGGCGATAGGGGTTTTTACAATATAGACGGCAAGAGAATACACCCAACTCAAAAAAGTATAAAACTTTACGAATGGCTTTTAATGAATTATGCTAAAGAGGGTGATAAGATTTTAGACACTCATTTAGGTAGTGGTAGTATAGCAATAGCTTGTCATA